CGGCTTTGACCTGAAACACCTGCGGAAAGCCATGGACATCAGCGAACGGGAGGTGTACCACCATGAAAACGGATAAGCCAGTTTCGGCGGTCTGCACACTCTGCGGAAAACCCTACTCCGGTGTGCCTGCACTTTCCAGAACGGATAACCAAACGCCCGTTTGCCCGGACTGCGGCATTCGGCAGGCACTGGAAAGCATCGGCGTTTCCACGGAGGAACAGGAGAAAATCCTGTCTGTAATGCACCGAAAGTTCCCCATGTAACCGCCCTGTTTGCCCTGTGTGGGCTTTCAGAGCACTTGCCGAAAAACTGCTCAAAGTCAAAATCAGCCCCCACACAGGCGAACTGTGCGGGGGCTTGGTTGGTGGCTGCGATTTTCCGAGATGTCTTTTCCATTGTACTGTATTTTACCATAGAAAAGCAAGTTTATCCAGTGTCAGATCCACCAAATATACAGCGAAAATAATGCCTTATGTTCTGTACATTTAGCCGCTTGCTATACGCCGAAAGGTATGGTAATATACAGTTACCGAAAGGGAAAAAACCACGAAATTACGGATGCCCTGAGCCGAGGCAGGATGCTGCCCGAGGCGAACGGGTATGCCGACACAGGATTTTAGGAGGCTGGAAAAACACAATGGTAGCATACGGAATCGCAAAGGCAAGAGCAGTGGCAAACAGAACGGACTGGAACGAAAGAACCGAAATCACAAAGGCGGTCATCACCTGGTTCGATGCGGACTACGAATACGAACTGGAGATTGAAAACGAGGACAGGATGGACAACGAGGAGTTCACTGCATGGGTTGAGGAAAACGCAGAAAGCCTTGCAAAGGCAGATGCCGAGGAAAACGGAACGACCTTTGAGGAAATCGACGGCATCGACTTTACGGAAAAGGAAATCGATGACGATGCCCTTTTCGATGAGGAGTACGAAAACGCCTGCGAATTTGAATGGGAATGCATGACGGGAAGATAAACCTTCCTCACTCTTTCCAAACAGCCCCTGATTCAAGGGGGCTGTGGCTCGTGCCGAAGAAATATAGTACACAAAATACAGCTGTTATGTTTGTGCAGTATATTTCTCCGATATGACTTGCTATACTTGAAATTGTATGGTAATATACATCATGCCAAGAGGCAAAAACAACGAAAACAGGAGGAAAAAACAATGTGGACAGAAGGAACGATTCGGGTTGGAGCAAGCGTATTTCACTACTGGACTGGGTGAAACACTATGAGGAGCCTTCCATTTACGGCTACGAGGAAGGCAGAGCCTCGAAAATCTCCCTGCGGCGGAATGGCAAAACGGTGTTCAATTTTGACCGGGGCATGGATATTCCGCCGGAGGATGAAGAAACCGAAACTGCACTGGCGATCCTGCTGAAACAGTACAACTGATTTTTCCAAAACCGAATCCCACAAGCCGGAGCCGAAAGGCTCTGGCGGTCGTACCGGAAAAATTTCTATTGGTGTATCTTACACAAGAAAACGGCGAAATTTCTACGTTTTTTCTGTCTGTTTAGCCGCTTGCTATCCTTGCTTTTGTATGGTAATATGGTTACAATGGGAATGGAATCTCGATTACAAAACTGCCCCTTGAGGGCGTTAAAATAAATGATACAGACTTGCTTTTTGGCAGGTTTTTTTTGTTGAGGGAGGTGATGCAATGGCAAGATTTAAACCGACACGCTTTATGGCGGATGATTCCAAATACAATAAAAAAGCGGCAGATTATGCTGTTTCCTTTATCGAATGCCTGTGTCATACCAAAGGCACATGGGCAGGAAAAAAGTTTGAATTGCTGGACTGGCAGGAACAAATTATCCGTGACCTGTTCGGCATTCTGAAACCGAACGGCTATCGGCAATTCAACACTGCCTACATTGAAATTCCGAAGAAAAATGGTAAGTCGGAACTTGCCGCCGCTGTTGCACTTTTGCTTACCTGTGGCGACGGTGAGGAAAGAGCTGAAGTTTACGGTTGTGCCGCCGACCGTCAACAGGCTGCCATTGTATTTGATGTGGCGGCGGATATGGTGCGGATGTGCCCTGCCCTTTCCAAGCGAGTGAAGATTCTGACCTCACAAAAGCGTATTGTATACACACCAACAAACAGCTTTTATCAGGTACTTTCCGCCGAAGCTTATTCCAAACATGGCTTCAACATCCATGGGGTCGTGTTCGATGAACTTCACACGCAGCCGAACCGAAAGCTGTTTGATGTCATGACCAAAGGTTCCGGTGATGCCAGAATGCAGCCTTTGTATTTCCTGATTACCACAGCCGGAACGGATACCAATAGCATCTGCTATGAGGTACATCAAAAGGCAAAGGACATTCTGGAAGGCAGAAAGCACGATCCGACTTTCTATCCGGTCATTTATGGAGCAGATGAATCGGAGGACTGGACTGACCCGAAGGTTTGGAAAAAAGCAAACCCAAGTCTGGATAAGACCATCGGCATGGATAAGGTGGTGGCTGCGTGTAACTCTGCAAAGGAAACACCGGGCGAGGAAAATGCGTTTCGGCAACTGCGTTTGAATCAGTGGGTAAAACAGGCAATACGTTGGATGCCGATGGAGAAGTGGGACAAATGCAAGGTGGATTTTGATGAATCTGAACTGGAAGGAAGAATCTGCTACGGCGGTCTTGACCTTTCCAGTACAACAGATATTACAGCTTTCGTGCTTGTCTTTCCACCCACTGAAGATGATGAGCATTATTACATTTTGCCTTATTTCTGGCTACCTAAGGAAACACTGCCCCTCAGAGTAAGGCGTGACCATGTTCCATATGATGTATGGGAACGGCAAGGCTATCTGAAAACCACTGAGGGAAATGTTGTCCATTATGGTTTTATTGAAAATTTCATTGATGAACTGGGACAGAAATTCCACATCAAAGAGATTGCTTTCGACCGTTGGGGTGCAGTGCAGATGTCACAGAACCTTGAGGGACTTGGCTTCACGATGGTGCAATTCGGACAAGGATATAAAGATATGTCACCACCGACCAAAGAACTGATGAAACTGACCTTGGAAGAGACGCTTGCACACAACGGACATCCTGTTTTGAGGTGGATGATGGACAATATCTTCATTCGCCGTGACCCTGCCGGAAACATCAAACCGGACAAAGAAAAATCCACAGAGAAGATTGACGGTGCGGTTGCCATGATTATGGCTCTTGACCGTGCAATTCGCTGTGGATGTGTGTCTGATGAGTCTGTTTATGATTCGAGGGAAATGCTGATTTTGTAGATCTTAAACTGCCTGTGCAGTTAAAGTGAGTCCGAGAGGCTTCATGATTTTCACCAGAGTCTCAAGATTCGGAACAGTTTTGCAGGATTCAATTCTTGCAATCGAGGATTGCGGGATATGGCACATTTCAGCAAGCTGTCTCTGGGAATATCCCAAAGCATTCCGCTGTTCAATGACCGCAGAGATAATGGCTGCAATTGCTTCCATTTCTTCTATGTCTGCTTTTCCCTGAGGGCTGGTTGCTTTTACGTGTTCTTTGTAATCATTCCATGTTCTCATAAATCATGACCCCTTTCTGGATAGATAATCGTCACGTTCTGATTTTGCTTTTTCAATTTCACGCTGCGGTGTCTTTTGTGTTTTCTTTCTGAAATGATGCAGCAACACAAAAGTATCATTGCAGTAGTAGAAATAAAAAACTCTGTTGTTTCCAGGTCTTAACTCCCAGATATCTTCTTCAATATGTTTTGTAATGTTGTTTGGCAGCCGAGTCCCATTGTTTTGAAGCAGCTGAATGTGAAGCATCAACTGGTTATATTGGATTCTTGCGTCCTTGCTTTTTTCCGATTTTTCTCGCAATTCTTCAAGAAAATCCCAGACGTCAGATTCACCGTTTTCTTTTTCATAAAATTCAATCTCGTACATTGTATAATCTCCATCGATTTTACTTCTATTCTTATGATAGCATAAATGCTATCAAATGTCAATAGAAAAATGAAAAATAACAGGAGGATTTTTTATATGAGTATTTTCAGCGGGTTATTCAAATCCAGAGATAAGCCTCAAAACAGCTATGACAGCCCGTCATACACATACTTTTTCGGACGAGCGAACAGCGGCAAACGTGTCACAGACAGAACAGCCCTGCAGCATATTGTGGTTTATGCCTGTGTGCGTGTGCTGTCAGAAGCGATTGCACAGCTGCCGCTTCATGTGTACAAATACAACGATAGCGGAAAAGAGCGAGTGCCACAGCATCCGCTCTATTTTTTGCTCCACGATCAGCCAAATCCGGAAATGACATCTTTCGTATTCCGAGAAACCTTGATGTCCCATCTTCTGATTTACGGCAATGCCTATGCACAGATCATCCGAAACGGCAGAGGCGATGTTATCGGACTGTATCCTTTGATGCCTGACAAGATGAAAGTTGACCGTGATGAAAAAAACCGCCTGATATACATTTACAGCCGTTACGATGAGGCAAATCCGAATTTGAAAGAACAAGGTGACATCGTTCTTTATGCTGATGAAGTCCTACACATTCCGGGTTTAGGATTTGATGGTGTGCGCCCAGATAGGGCATAGTGAGAAGTAGAAAGATGGTACTACCATGCAAGACAACGTATGAAATAACCTGTTTTATCGGAAGATGAAAATCGACCGGGAGTATAGCATAACAGGAAAGCGGTAAGTTGATTAAAGATAATTTATCACGACTGAACTGCAACATTAAGTGAATATGAGGATAAACCTGTGTTTGGTTAAGGCAAGTTTCAAGTTTCGGTTAATCCACGACAAGGGAAAGTATCTGACACCTTTGACATGAGTATGAATGGATAAAGCCGTCGTTCATTTAGTTGTCAATAAACTCATGTAACCCGCAGGAGAACCTGTGGTAAAGAAACGAAAGCATATCCGACAATTCACATACCAACTCATTATGTTAACTGGGGATTGCCTAAAACGGAACGCCAAATGGCTATGTGTAATGCCGAAAGGTGATAAATTCTAAGTGTAAAAAGCAAGGAAGATGACACTGAATATCCGTAAAGGCAACGGAGCGTTCGTAGTAGTCCGAGAGAGTTAATGGCTCTTGCATGGCGAAGGAACGCAGTTGTTATGTACTAAAATGAAAAGAAGTTAGGGAGGAATACCTCAATGACACCAACGATTGAAATTTTAGAAAGAGTAAACAGAAACTCACAAAAAAATAAGGATGAAGTGTTTACAAAATTATACAGATATATGCTTCGTCCAGATATTTACTATGTAGCCTATAAAAATCTATATGCCAATAGTGGAGCATCAACAAGAGGTGTGGACAATGACACGGCTGACGGTTTCGGTGAAAAAAAGATAATGAAAATTATCAATATGCTGCAAACCGAAAGCTATGAGCCGAGTCCGTCAAGACGTGCGTATGTGAATAAAGCAAACGGGAAAAAGCGTCCATTAGGCATACCCACCTTTACCGATAAACTTGTACAGGAAGTTTTGAGAATGATTCTGCAAGCAGTTTATGAGCCTGTTTTTCTGGACTGTTCTCACGGTTTCAGACCGAACAGAAGTTGTCACACCGCTTTGAAATCTATAACAAAAGGTTTCAATGGCATACGTTGGTTTGTAGAGGGAGATATAAAAGGCTGCTTTGATAATATCAATCATGTAAAATTGGTTGAGATTATCAACAGAAAAATCAAGGATGCAAGGTTGATTAAACTGATATGGAAGTTTCTGAAAGCAGGATATATGGAAGATTGGAAGTATAACGCAACCTACAGCGGAACTCCACAGGGCGGAATTGTTTCACCGATATTTGCCAATATATATCTGCATGAGCTTGATAAGTTTGTGACCGAACTTGCAAATGAGTTCAACTGCAAGGGAAAGAATTACGCAAGCAAAGAATATGAAGCAGTCAGACACCAGATGAGAAAGTTAAATCCGCTGATTGAACAAGCGGAGGGCGAGGAAAGGGAACTGCTGATAAAGCAGAAAAAAGCAATTCGTTCAAGATTGCTGAAAATCCCCTATAAAGCACAGATTGATAAAAAAATTAAATATGTGCGATATGCTGATGATTTTCTTATCGGAATAAACGGCAGTAAAGAGGACTGCCAGACAATAAAGCAAAGACTGTCAGAATTTATTTGTAATGAGCTCAAAATGGAACTTTCAGAAGAAAAAACCTTGATTACACACAGCAGCAACTATGCAAGATTTTTAGGCTATGATGTGAGAGTACGACGGAATAATGACGTTCGCAAAGCAGGAAATACAACACAGCGAACGTTAAGTCAAACGGCAGAGTTAGCTATTCCGCTGAATGATAAGATTATGAGATTCTTATTTGATAAGAAAGTAATCAATCAAAGTAAGAATGGAGAAATCAAGCCTTGGACACGTCTGGCTCTTACAAGATGCAGTGACCTTGAAATTGTCACAGCTTACAACGCAGAATTAAGGGGAATATGCAACTATTACTCATTGGCAAGCAATTTTGGAAAATTGAACTATTTTGCGTATCTGATGGAATATAGCTGCCTGAAAACCCTTGCTTGTAAGCACAAGACAACAATTGCAAAAATCATAAGGAGAAATAAGGACGGAAAAGGAAAGTGGCGTATCGCCTATAAAAACAAAAAAGGTGACTGCTATTGCTATTTTGCTAATTTTAGTGAATGTAAAGAATCAAGTTTTTCAATAGATGCCATTGATACAACAGCAATGAAACACACAAGAACCAAAACCGTCTTTGAACAAAGGTTAGCTGCGAAAGTCTGTGAATTATGTGGATGCACCGATGCGGAACACTATGATATTCATCATGTCCACAAAGTAAAAGACCTGAAAGGGAAAGAATTTTGGGAACAGGTGATGATTGCCAAAAGGCGAAAAACAATAGTTGTTTGCGAGGAGTGCCATAAAAAAATTCACAGCAAAAGAGTTTCTAATACCAAATAACAATGGAAAGCCGTGTACATCGAGAGGTGTAAGCACGGTTTGGGGAGAGGGATAAGTAAACCTACAATAGAAATATTGCAAGGCGACTTTTCCCTACTCTACCTGGTTGGATATTCGCCGATTGCACTTGCAAAAAATGCAATTGGCATTTCTATTGCCTGTGAAGAATACGGTGCGTCGTTTTTCGGAAATAATGCAAATCCAAGCGGCGTATTGGAGCATCCGGGAGTGATTAAAAATCCCGATAAATTAAGAGATGCATGGCACAGAGCATACGGTGGAAAGAACTCACATAAGGTTGCCGTTTTGGAAGAAGGCGTAAAATTTACACCGATCTCAATTCCGAATAATGAAGCACAGTTTCTGGAAACCAGAAAGTTTCAGATTGAGGAAATTGCAAGAATGTACCGTGTACCGCTTCATATGATTGGCGACCTTGACCATGCAACATTCAGTAACGTAGAGCATTTATCCCTTGATTTCGTGAAATACAGCCTTGACCCCTGGATCGTTCGATGGGAGCAGTCTTTGCAGAAAGCACTTCTTTCTGATTCTGAAAAGGGGCAGTATTTCGTGAAGTTCAATGTAGACGGACTTCTGCGTGGCGATTATGCTTCCAGAATGCAGGGCTATGCTACCGCAAGACAGAACGGCTGGATGTCGGCGAATGACATCCGAGAACTTGAAGATATGAATATGATTTCTGAAGAGGAAGGCGGAAATCTGTATCTTGTAAATGGCAGCTTTACAAAACTCGCAGATGCAGGTGCATTTGCAAATCAAAATTCAGAAAAGGAGGAGAAAACCAAATGAAGAAATTCTGGAACTTTATCCAAAATGAAGATACATCGGAAACAGAGCTTTTGTTTAACGGTCCTATCTCTGAAGATACCTGGTGGGGCGATGAGGTCACACCTGTACTGTTCCGTGATGAACTCTCAAAAGTCAGCGGAAACTTGACAGTCTGGCTGAACTCGCCGGGCGGCGATGTGTTTGCTGCAAGTCAGATTTATTCTATGCTGAAAAATCACAAAGGCAAGGTTACCGTGAAAATTGATGGCATTGCTGCCTCTGCTGCTTCTGTTGTGGCAATGGCAGGCGATGAAACTTTAATTGCACCGACTGCCCTAATGATGATTCATGACCCCAGCACTTGTGCTATGGGAAATAAATCTGATATGGAAAAAGCTATCATCTTGCTCGATGAAGTCAAAGAGAGCATTATCAACGCCTACGAAACCAAGTCCCACCTCAGCAGAAACAAGATTGCAAAGCTGATGTCCGATGAAACATGGCTCAATGCAAAAAAGGCTCATGAAATGGGTTTTGTGGACGGGATTCTCTTTACAGAGAAGAAAATGCCTGTTGTTCCTAAAGAGGAAGAACCGGATGAAGAAGAAAAAGAAGATACACTTACTGCAATGACCTATTCCAAATCGAGGAATCTATCTGCATTCTTATCCAAAGTATCTGCATCAGCAGAATCCGTTACAGGCACACCGATTGACCAGCTTGAAAAAAGGCTGGCACTTTTGAAATATTGATTGGAGGAATTGATTATGACGATTAAAGAACTCAGAGAAAAGAGAAAGAAGGCTTGGGACACTGCCCGTGATTTTCTTGATAGCAAGCGAAATGCAAACGGCGTGCTCAGTGAGGAAGATTCCAAGACCTATGATGCAATGGAACAGACCATTGTCGACCTTGGCAAGGAAATTCAGCGTCTGGAACGACAAGCTGAAATCGAAGCTGAAATGAACAAAGCAACTTCCACTCCTGTTCTCGGAAAACCCGCAACTCCGAATGTAACTGAAAAGACAGGTACAGCAAGCGACACCTATAAGAAGGCTTTCTGGAACAGTATCAGAAATCGCAACTGGATCGATGTCCACGATGATTTGCACATTGGCACAGATGCAGAGGGCGGCTATCTTGTTCCAGATGAGTTTGTGCGCCTGTAAAAGGCGATGTTTACAGTAGATTAGGCTCTACACCGCACAGCAGAGCGGTTGTCAATCTGCCTAACCGATGACAGGAAACTGGACACGGGAACACAGCACGGCAGAAACG